CGCGCTGTGGAGTCGCGCCCTGCTGGAACAGGCCCGCGAAGCCAGCGCCGCCAGTCCGCCGGTGCGGGTGGTGGTGGGGGTCGATCCCCCCGCCTCGGCCCAGGGCGATGCCTGCGGGATCGTGGTCTGCGCGATCTGCGAAGACGGGATCGCCCGCGTCCTTGCCGATTGCAGCGTGGAAAAGGCCAGCCCGGAAAAATGGGCCCGCGCCGTCGCCAATGCGGCGGACAAGTGGCACGCCGACCGGGTGGTGGCCGAAGCCAATCAGGGCGGCGCAATGGTGGCCAGCGTGCTGCGCGCGGCCGAACTGGCGCTGCCGCTCAAACTGGTCCACGCCCGCCACGGCAAAAGCGCCCGCGCCGAACCCGTCGCCGCGCTTTACGAGGCCGGAAGGGTCCGCCACGTCGGCCAGCTCCCCGCGCTGGAAGACCAGCTCTGCGGGCTGATGGCCGGCGGCGGGTACCAAGGCCCGGGCCGCTCACCGGACCGCGCCGATGCGGCGGTCTGGGCGCTGACGGAGCTGGTGCTGGGGCGCAAGGGGCCGAGGGTTTGGGCGGGTTAAGCGACTGGCTTAGAAGATTGACTTACCCTTCGCTCGGCGGCGCAAGTGCTCCATAGGCTCCCAGCGATCTGATTCAGGAAACTGAACTTCCCAATAGTTCCAGCCATTCAGGCTGGTGCTTCGTCCGTCTTTGGTTTTGGCAAGTGCGCTTGCCGCCTCGGAGAGTGAACTGAACTTGCTGCCATTCACCACCAGCATTCCATCAAGGAACTGACCTTCATATCGTTGGCTTCCGCGACCGTACTCCATTCGTGCGCGGGAGCCATGCGGAACGACCACACCATCGTCAGACCACACCTTGCCAGATGACTGGATGGGTTGGGCATATTCAGACTGCGGCTGCCGCTCCGGCAACTTCAGTAGCCGCCTAAGTGCAGAAAGAGGCGTCTCGCTGAAGCTCCTGCGCTCAGCTTCGATGAGCTTGTAGACCTCAAAGTCAATTTCGATCGTTGTCGTATCCACTGCATTTCTCCTTTAATGCCATTTCTCTACTGTACTCCTATTACTCCTGTCAAGAATGATTTGAGAATGTGAGTAATGGCCGCTTTGCAAAAGGTGCCCCATGTCCTTCCTTCAAACTCTGGCCTCCGCCTTCAAGGGCGGGGTGTCTTCGCGTGTGCCTTTGGGGCGTACGTTTCTTTCGCCGTGGTTCTATGCCGAGGGCAGCGCCAAGGCGCCGTTCGACTATGGCCGCAGCGTCAGGCGCGGTTATGTTGAGAACCCGGTGGCGCAGCGCGCGGTGCGGCTGGTGGCCGAGGGGATCGGCGGGGCGCCGCTGGGGCCTTGCGATCCGCAGCTGGCCGCGCTGGTCTCTGCCACCAGCGCCGGGCAATCGCTGCTCGAAACGCTCAGCAGCCAGCTGCTGCTCCACGGCAATGCCTATGTCCAGGTGATCAAGGACGCGGCGGGCAAGCCGGTCGAGCTTTATGCCCTGCGGCCCGAGCGGGTCAGCGTGATTGCCGGGGCCGATGGCTGGCCCGGCGCCTACGCCTACAAGGTTGGCGAAAGCACCCTGACGATCCCGGTGCTGGACGAGGATGCATCGCCCAATCTGGTCCACATCAAGGCCTTCCACCCGGCCGACGATCACTATGGCGCGGGCTGCCTTGCCGCGGCCGAGGAAGCGGTGCTGACCCACAACGCCGCCGCCGCCTGGAACCGGCAGCTGCTGGAAAATGCGGCGCGGCCCTCTGGCGCGCTGGTCTATGATCCGGGCGACGGGGCAGGGCTGAGCGCCGAACAGTTCGACCGGCTCAAGACCGAGCTGGCCTCCGCCTATGCCGGGCACGCCAATGCCGGGCGGCCGATGCTGCTGGAAGGCGGGCTGAAGTGGCAATCGCTCAGCCTTTCGCCCGCCGACATGGACTTTGCCGAGCTGAAGGCCGCCGCCGCGCGCGACATTGCCCTGGCTTTTGGCGTCCCGCCGATGCTGCTCGGCCTGCCAGGGGACGCCACCTATGCCAATTACCGCGAGGCCAACCGCGCGCTGTGGCGGCTGACCCTGCTGCCGCTGGCGACCAAGCTGCTCTCTGCCCTGTCCGAAGGGCTGGAAACCTGGTTCCCCGATCAGAAGCTCGCCATCGACCTCGATCGGATCCCGGCGCTGGCCGAAGACCGTGAGCGGCTGTGGGCCCAGATCGGCGGCGCGGCTTTCCTCAGCAACGAAGAGAAACGCAGCCTGCTGGGCCTCGCGCCCGCTCAATCAGGGAACAAATGATGAACAGAGACGAAATGGTCGCCCGCCTGGTCGCCCAGGCCGAGGATCAGGGCGCCGAACTGGTGACGCTGCGCGCGATCATCGAAGAAGCCAGCGAACTTGGCGCCGAACGCGTGCTGAGCCGGATGGGGCTGGACGATCCGACCGCCCATACCGACCTGTCCGAGCTGCGCCAGCTGCTCCAGGCCTGGCGCGATGCCAAGTCGAGCGCGTGGAAGGCGACGGTCGCCTGGGTAGTGCGCGGGGCACTGGCCCTGCTGCTGCTCGGCATCGTGATCCGCACCGGCGCAACCGGATTTCTGAAGTGACCCCGGATCAAGTCCGAGGCGAGAAAAGCGCGCTGCGCTTTGCCGGCTATGCCGCGCTGTTCGACAAGCGCGATGCCGGGCGCGACCGGATCCTGCCCGGCGCCTTCACGCAGACCCTGGCAGATCGGCACGAGCCGCTCCCGCTGTTCTGGCAGCACCGCCCCGACCAGCGGATCGGCTGGGTCGAGACGGTGCGTGAGGACAATCGCGGCCTGCGGGTGATCGCCACGATCGACAACCCCGCTGGCGGAGCCGCCGCTGCGCTGAAACGCGGTGCGGTGACCGGCCTGTCGTTCGGCTACCGCGCCCGCGCCTTCACCCGCAGCGAGGCCGGCCGCGATCTCAGCGAGATCGACCTGTTCGAGGTGAGCCTGGTGACCCACCCGATGCAACACGGCGCGCGGGTTCACCTGATCGCCTGATCCAATGTACCCCCTCTCGCCTGCGGGAGGGGCTGGAGGAGGGCCTGTTTTGCTCTCCCGATCTCTCAACACGCCCTCCCCTAACCCCTCCCGCCAGCGGGAGGGGGATCATACGAAAGGCCAATCCATGGATAGTGAAATCTCCACCCAACCGCTCGACGCCTCGTTCGATCTGGTTGCCCGGCAGGATGCCGCCGAACAGGCGCTGAGCGTGCTGCGCGGCGATGTCGATGAAGTGAAATCGCGGCTCGAAAAGGTCAGCCGCGCCGCCGCGCGCCCCGCGCTGGGCGTGACCGGCGCCGTCAGCCCCGAACTGAAGGGTTTCGTCGATGGCTATCTGCGCCACGGGCGTGAGGCCGAACTGAAATCGGTAAACGCCGGGGTGCTGGCCGATGGCGGCTATGCCGTCCCGCGCGAAATCGACGTGATGATCGCTGCCCAGCTCAAGGCAATCAGCCCGATCCGCGCCATCGCCCAGGTCGTGCAGGTCGGCACTTCGGGCTATCGCAAGCTGGTCAGCTCCACCGGCACCACCTCTGGCTGGGTCAGCGAAACCGCCGCCCGCCCCGAAACCGGCACCGCCAAGTTCAACGAAATCGCCCCGCCGATGGGTGAGCTTTATGCCAACCCGGCGGCCAGCCAGACGATGCTGGATGACGCGGCGTTCAATCTGGAGGAATGGCTGGCAGGCGAAATCGCGGTCGAATTCGCCAAGGCCGAAGGCGCCGCCTTCATCAACGGCACCGGCACCAATCAGCCCAAGGGCTTCCTTGGCGCGCCGACCAGCAACGCTGCCGACGCCAGCCGCGCTTTCGGCACCCTGCAGTTCACCGCCAGCGGCAATGCCAGCGCGTTTGACGCCAACCCGGAACTGAAGCTGATCGACATGGTCCATTCGCTGAAGGCCGCGCACCGCCAGGGTGCCTGCTTCGTGATGAATTCGAAGACCCTAGCCACGGTCCGCAAGTTCAAGGCCGCCGATGGTTCGTTCCTGTGGCAGCCGGGGATCATGGACGGCCAGCCGGCTCGGCTGCTGGGTTATCCCGTGATCGAGGCTGAAGATATGCCCGATGTTGCCGCCAATGCCTTCCCGATCGCCTTCGGCAACTTCCGCAACGGCTATCTGATCGCCGAGCGCAAGGAGACCGCGATCCTGCGCGATCCGTTCACCAACAAGCCGTTCGTCAATTTCTACGCGACCAAGCGAGTTGGCGGCCAGGTGCTCGACAGCGATGCGATCAAGCTGATCAAGATCTCGGTCTGATCGGGTCTTTGGGGGCCGGGGCAACCCGGCCTCCGCCTTCACCATCCCCAAAAACAACCCGGAGACCGCCATGAAGCGGGCCATTGTCACGCCTGCCGCGCTTGCCCCGGCGGCACTGTCCGAGCTGAAAGACTGGCTCGGCATCACCACCACGTCCGACGACGCGCAACTGACCGCCCTGCTGCGCGCCGCGCTTGAGGCGTGCGAGGATTTCACCGGCATCATGCCGTTGCAGCAGGATTGCGAGGAAGTGCTGCCGGCATCCTCAGCCTGGCAGGTTCTGCGCACCCGGCCGGTCCAGGCGATCACTGGGCTGGAGGGCATTCCGGCCGAAGGGGCGCGCTTTGCCCTGCCAAACGCGAACTACGCAATCGAACTCGACGCCGATGGCGGCGGGCGCGTGCTGATCAGCAACCCCGGTGCGGCTGGACGGGTGGCGGTGCGCCTTACCGCAGGTCTTGCCGCTGACTGGCCGAGCCTGCCCGAAGCACTGCGCCACGGCGTGCTGCGGCTGGCGGCCTTCCAGTATCGCGAGCGTGAGGGAGACAGGGCGAGCGCCCTGCCACCCGCCGCCGTCGCCGCGCTGTGGCGGCCATGGCGCAGGTTGCGGCTGGCATGACCGCCAGTCCCTTTGCGGCGATCGTTCCCCGACTGATCGACCGTGCCCGGTTGCTCGGCGAGGCCACCGCCAAGGCCCGCCGCGATCCCACCCGTGCCTGGCGCGATGCGCGGCTGGTCTGGCCGCTGTTCACCAAAGGATAGACCGCCATGGAAATTGCCCTGCGCGCCGCACTGATCGCCTGGCTGCAAGCCGATCCGGTGCTTTCCGCCCAGCTCAACGCCGTGACCGAGGAGGTCCCGTCGCGTACCGCCCTGCCGTGGCTGGCGATCGCTGCCAGCGCCAGCGCCGACTGGAGCGCCAAGGACCGCGCCGGGCGCGAGGTGCGCCTGGCGCTCGAACTGCATTGCCGCGGCGATCGGCCAGACACTGCCGCCAGCTTGATCGGCGCGGTCGAGGCCCGGATCGCCGCCCTGCCCGCCGCGCAGGATGGCTTCCGGATCATCTCAACCCTGTTCCTGCGCGCCCGCGCCGAACAGCGCGGCGCCAACACCCGCGCGGTGCTGATCGAGTACCGGTTCCGCGTTTTGTCCGACTGACGTCGGTGCGGGAAAGCCGTCCGGCTTTCCCTGCCTGGCCGGCCAGACCAAGCTGATCGCGGATGCGGTCAGCGCACCCAAACAACATGCCCTCCCCTAACCCCTCCCACAGGTGGGAGGGGAATCTGTCGCGTTCCTGGCTTCGGCGGAACATTCACAAAGGAGAACCCCATGACCGCCCAGAAAGGCAGCGCCTTCCTGCTCAAGATTTCGAACGGCGCGACCCCCGCGGTCTATCAGACCGTTGCCGGGCTGCGCACCACCCAGATGTCGATCGCCGGAGATCCGGTGGTGATCACCACCAAGGAAAGTGGCGGCTGGCGCGAAATGCTGTCTGGCGCGGGCGTTCGCTCGGTTTCGGTCAGTGCAGCCGGAATCTTCCTTGGCAGCGCTGCCGAAGCCCAGGTCCGCGCCAATGCCATGAACGGCACGCTCGACGATTACGAACTGAGCTTTGAGGACGGCGAAAAGCTGCGCGGCCGGTTCTTGGTCCAGAAACTCGATTACTCCGGCGATTTCAATGGTGAGCGCAATTACACGCTGAGCCTGGAAAGCTCCGGTCCGGTCGCCAGCGCATGACTGTGGGCGCCAATCCGTTCCGCGGCGAAGCGAGCCTCCCCCTCGCCGGTTCGCCGCGTCTGCTCCGCCCCAGTTTCGCCGCGCTGGTCGCGGCAGAAGAAGAGCTGGGCCCACTCTTCGCGCTGGTTGAGCGCGCTGGGGCGGGGCAGCTTCGGTTATCCGAAATGGCTGCGCTGTTCTGGCACTGTCTGGCGGATCGCGGCGACCTCAGCCGTGAAGCTGTGGGCGAAGCGGTGATGGCCATGGGGCTTGCCGCGGCAAGCAAACCGCTGCGGATCCTGCTCGGCCAGATTCTGCAGGGCCAGGTCGAACCCGCCGCACCATGACCGCCGCTTTCGGCCCCGGCGCGCTGCGCCTTGCGGGTCTTGCCGCCCGGCTGCTGGGCTGGCGTCCGGCTGAATTCTGGGAGGCCACCCCAGCCGAGCTTGCCGCAATCCTCTCGCCGCCCGCCGCTTCGGGCGAAGGCCTGAGCCGTGCCGACCTCAACCGCATGATGGAGCGTGAACCATGACCGATTCGGTCGATAGCCTGCTGATCGACGTGCGGGCCAATACCCAGGGCTTTGCCAGCGATGTCGCGGCGATGCGCTCAACCTTTGACAGCGGCCTGCTCGACGGGTTCGAGCGGGC